ATAGGATTTAATTAGTGACATAATCACCAACGAGTTTGAATCAGTGCAGAGTTGAAAAGTTGTGGTTCTGTGTGCATATCAGTCACTTCATAGTTGTAACCATAAACACGATTATCAACCTCTTTTTTAAATGATTCTGTGTTAATATATGACTTAGATTGCATGTCATTAGCAAATGTAACTGTCTTATACATTAGACGCTCACTAATACTTCCATCAGCATATTTGACAGGGTAGAAATCAACAACCATGTTTCCATGTTGTGCTGTGAGTTGCATGTGAAAGGTGTGTTTCTTTGACTCTTATAGTATGGCACCCTATGGGGTAGAAATCAAGTCAGGTTGTGCCACTTCCTGAACTGGTTTTTCTGGTGCTGCTATGTTATACAAAAACATGGTAGAAGTTCCCATAAAAATGAAAAATATGAATTTTAAAATTTTCATTAGTCAGTCCTCCTGAATCTTCCTTGTGTCATGTTAGCATGACTGAAAACAGTTCTATCAACCAACTTCATCATTCCATAGTCATTACTAATAACAAACCCCTCACCTTTACACTTCAAACCACATGGAAGAAAAGAATTTGGAGCATCATGAACTATAAGACTATCCAATAGATCTTCTTTCATTTCAATCACCATCTGATAGATATTGACCAGATAGATGCAACCAAGCACATCAAGTAGTTCACTATCAGTAAGATCAACACCATCACGAATCAAGGCATTGATTTTAATCTTAGCAGCAGATGCTTCCTTATCTGTCATGAACTGGATACTTTTTGTATCAATATCAGTCATATCAAATACTGAAGAGATTCTGTCTACACTAGGTTGCACCCATTTGATGATAGCAGTATCATTGAAATACTCTTTGAGAGGATGTGCTTCTGCCTCCCACATTTCACCCTTGATAGTGTATTCAGTGTGAGGAGCAATGATGATCTTTTGCATCACCTTCTCATTGAATTCATACACTAAAGTGTTAGGTTTCACAAACTCAGTGCGACCAAAACCCATCCAATCTCCCTGATAAACCTTATCAGTTCTAGGGATGTATTTGAAGCAATAACTAAGAATCTCAAACACATTCATCTGATGACCAAAGTGATCAAAAATATCATCTATGCTATAACATAGTTTGATCTTTTTCTTGTTGAATGCACTTTTGGTACAAACAAAAAACTTACCATTGTTTGGATTAGTACCCCACACAATAGCAGGAGCACCATCAATTTTCATGCTGATGTGAGAATCAGAATCATACATTGCTCTGATAGCGTCAAGATCTCCAGTGAGAATAAGATCTTCAGGATGTTCAAGGTGTGTGTTTTTCATACTGTTAGTATGTCGCAGAATAGAGTAAAAGTCAAGGGATAGTGGACACTTCTATCAACTGTCACAAGGGTAATTTTGCAACTGATCTCTTTTTTCTACACTTATCAATGAAATTACGGGCACTAATTGAGTTTCTGCATTTTTTAACCTGTTTCCCTTGATGGATGACCACTAGACCCTTGCCACACGGGACAGCAGCATAAAAATGATTTATATCATCCCAATCACCAACTGTAAACCCTAAAGGTCCACATTTGGGGTCAAGTATGCTACTGTTAGTTGGTTGTTTGTTCTTCATCTACGAATCTCACTGATAGCGGGTTGACCTTGATTAAACACAACATCAACAACTGCTTGAACTTTCTTGGCAGTGCTGATACCTACTCTGTCATAAGTGGGGATACAAACTAACCCAAACTTCTTCTCACTTCCACCTAGACGGATCACACGACCAATAGACTGACTGATACCAATGTAATCCATGTTACGCATGAAGATGACTGCCTCAAGTCCACTGACGTTAATACCCTCAGACAAAATAGAGTGGTGAAGAACAACAAATTTCTTGGTCTTGTCCTTGCCCCAAGTGTTCAAAGTGTCAAAGAATACGTCACGATTGACTTTCTTACCATCAATGATTGCACCTGTCTTTGATGTGATTGTCATCCAAGAATAACCACGTTCAGCAAGTTGTTGGCAGAAATCTGAATGAGTAAAAAGATTGATGATTTGCTTTGTTGTACGAGCACAGATCAAAGTCTTGCTAATACTGTTGTCATCAATAGTCTCAAGCAGATTATCACAATCATCAGCAAACATTACCTTGCGACCTTTAACCATAGGCAATTGCTTGACTACAACTTTAGGAGGGAGAATGTAACCCTGTTCAACCAACTCAGGAGCAGGAACATTGCACAGAACCTGACCATAAACACTCCAATTCATGCCTGGTTTGGTAGTAGCAAGGGAATGTTTGGGTGTTGCTGTAAAGAAATAACAACGATTTGCTTCATTAGCAAAGAACTCAGTAGCAGGAAAGAAGTGACGTTGAACACTGTTATGTGCCTCATCAAAATAGATGTTGTTCACCTCAATATCTGCTTCCATAACACGATGGAGAGAATGATAAGAGGTAAAGATGATAACATTCTCACCTACTGCACGTGCAGTATTAGCAAAGACATAAATGTCATCTGCTTTTGTTGTAGAATAGTGGTCTGTTTCACCACTATGAACGTGCATCACATGTGTGTGAGTTGTATCAATCAACTCAAGGAACTCACTGCACAGTTGTTCTGCTAACAGAATACGTGGAGCAACAACAACAGTTGTCATTCCATTGTCAATATACTTACAATTCTCCACAACATCTTGAATCATACAGATAGTTTTACCACCACCTGTAGGCACAATAACTTGACCCTTATCATAGGCAAGCATACTATTAAGAATGCGTTTCTGATGAGGACGAAGAGTGATCATCAATGTGTGACTTGTATGAATACATCATGACATAAAAAAAGACCCCTGTCAAGGGGTCGTGGACACTTCAAATTTTGTCCAAAGAAATGATTGTTTTTTCTTTATTAAGCACTTGTGGGATAAATCCATCAAGTGTCAAAAAGTCATAAATTTCATCATTTTCTTCAAAATCTGTTAATTGAACACTATTTGCTTCTTGAACAATAGACCTAATAGTTTGATTATATTTTACAAATTTGTTTACCATTTTATTCCTCTCTTTACTAGCATCTGCTGCTGAGGTACAGTTCAAGTATCCATATACTTTTGGATTTTTCCCATATTTGGTGCGATATTTCATGACATTGGACAACATGGTTTCAAATGATGCTCCAGTTTTATTATTCAAAACTGCAACATGTTTAGTATCAATACCTGTTAATAGTTTTACTCTATTCTGTGCTTTTTTAGAATCAAATGATTCCATAGTTTTAGATGCGTTTTTTTGATCAAAAACTTTATCAACTATTTTTGTTTTGTTAGTATCAGTCAATGAGTTTTTAATACCATCAAACCACTTAAAACACATTGCTCTTGTTACATCTTTTTTCCTATCAATATATTTACTCAAACGTGTTTCAAAGTCAGATGATGATGCTTTTTTGGAAGAAGCATGATCATTACATCCCAATCCCAACTCATCTTTGAAATCTTCAATATCATATCCTTCAACAATATCACCAATGAGAAAAATAATTGAATTTTGTTCATTAAGTGAGTGAGCAGCATATCTGGTAAATCCTTCACCTAGAGGGAATTTATCATTCTCATTTTTTGCTCTTACTACAATGGGAGGAACTACAGATGTATCGATACCTTTAGTCAAAAAACTTGACCTTAGATCATCTCTATTAATCTTATCAGTTCCTTGTGCTCTTGCATCATTAACCTCTTGTCCCTGTTCATTAGTATTGTCAACTTGAGACAATTCTAATTCAACAAATTCAAGATTAACAAATGTGCGAAACTTTGGAATTTTACAATTTCTAGCATATAAAGAAATTGGTGGTACACTGCACTTACTATCAAGTTTGTAAAACATTTTTTTGTTTTTTGTAAGGGAACAAATTGATTTGGAGACTAGGTCTCTCAACTCAACAAATATATCATGACATAAAAAAAGACCCCTGTCAAGGGGTCATGGACACTTAAGAAATTGTCACCAACGATCTGGTGTGCTCAGATCTTCAACATAAGTATTAATATTTTCAGATCCTTGAATATCAAGAACTTTCTCCCAATCAATGTTATGTGGATTAAAATCTTCCATAACATCAAGTTCAAGAGTGATGCGAAACTTAGACTTTTGACCCTGTAAATAAGAAACTGGCATGGTTGATCTCCTGAGCACTCTGTAAATATACTCTATTAATAAAGAAGTGTCAAGATCTTAAAGTCAGTTCAAATACTGGCACATATCTTATTTAGAAATGTAACCTTCTTTGACTAGATACTCTCTAGTAAGTGGAGTTGGTTTATACACATTCCACATTTGACCAGCAGCACATGCAGAAAGTGCTTTCTCTGTCATACCCTCAGTACGTCCTGCCCAATATGCTTCTTTCTCCCAAGGAATTGCACCTGGTTGAAACTTATAAGTTTTTTTTACAATGTTTTGATACATAGGAGGAACTTGATCTTCAGGCAAAATAATAGCAATCAAACTGTTATTAATAGTTCCTGCCATACAATCTTGTGCTGCGTGCCATCCTTCATGACGCATCACACTCATTAATGTACCAGGACGATTCATGAATGTTCTATTAAGATAGAAGTTATTACTTACTGTATGATAGACACCACGATGACCAACAGGGAAATACTTCTCATCTGCTAGAAACACCTTAACTCCGACCCTATTGAGAGAGGTGAGCATTCTGTTGAACTCATTAGAAACAGGATAATAACTAGCA